AGGAAAACCATGCGGGCAACCTTTCAAGTTTAAACGGCATGGCCAAAGTGTACTAATTGCCACACCACACAACATAAAGGAGCAACGAGCGAACATCTGGGTATTGCAAGCCCAACGTTTTATTGCAGAAAACGCTAACATGATGTTGTTCAATACATCTCCAAGTCATATGGATAAAAGCACACAATGACGTGCTCACACTCACTCCAGGAAAAAAGGCGGGGAGTAGGATAGAGCGGCCAATAGCACCTATTTCTGGGTGCTCTGCCGCGTAAGAGAGGAGGCTCTCAAAGACGCAGCGGGGGACGGGGGTCGACTAAGGCAGGGGGGCAGAACGCGATGGCGGCGGGGGCTAGTTACGGTGAGATAATCTTCTTTCATCTCACCATAAGCATCTTGCTGTTCATCGTAAAAGTAAGCCAAACAATCGGCAAGGGTCGCATTAGGGGTGTTGCGCACCCACTGGACCAAAATATCAAAGGTGTCTGGTTCCTCCACCAGGTGGTGAAGGACTCTTCCTAATTTCCTATGTGGGGACAGGAAACCGAAGATGTCACCAATGATACCGCCGATCGTTTTACCAACATTGATCACGGATTGAACGCCACCGTAAATGGACTTGGCATCTTTGACTATAGAGTCAATGACACCATCATCGGTGGCAACCACGCGGTCTTGGCAGTAGTCAGGACACTTTTCCAACGCTCGCATGAGCATGTTGTTGGCAACTGAACGGTCAGAACAGTTGGTCTGAGTGTCAAACAGACCTGCAGCACCAGGTAGGACTTTGGCTTCCCATGCGGCATACACGGTGGCCTCAAAAGTAGCACTGGAATTGGTTTGCACCCAGCAGGTGACACTAGTAGCACCAGTGCCTAACGTCAGGTAGGAACCTGCGTTGGCATTGTAAGCTTTGAACTGAGTGTCACCAGTGGCTGCAGTACCATTGGGTCGCCAGTGCATGAGGCCCATGTCTCCAGGTTTCGAAGTGCCCCGAAGGACAGCATCGCCCTGGTTCGCAAAGAGAGAGAAGCCATTGGTGTTGACGTTGTAAGTCAGGTTTGCAGGGGCGCGGTACTGAATTGCGACACCTGACTCGCTTCCAGCTGCTTGAGTGTTGCGAATCTGCGCACCCATTGCCACACAACGTACAGCCTCGAAGTTAGTACCCCAAGTCGAGTAGTTTGTGGCATTGGTGAATGAGAGCGTAGATGGGCCGCCACCGGTGTAGACAGTTCCAATTTGGATGTGGTTAAAACCAAACGGAAACAGCGTGAGCTGAAAGTCGTACGTACCAGTAGCAGCGTTGAGGTAGACAGCGGAAGAGACCACGGTCTTGGTCCAGAAGGTCGTTGTTTGTACCATAGAACCATCTGGTACAACTGGGTTGAGCTGGCGAACCATCCCATCCCACGGGTTAAGGAGGCAGTAAACGTAATCTTGGGCGAGGCGCTTTGGGTCAACATGTGCGGGCGAAGCCTTAGCGCTTGAGTTGAGCTGTCTGAAATTGGGTTCCTTGTAGTTGTAGTTAGCAGCCTTGGCAGGCGCACGCTGTGGACGCGCCTTCCGGGCCACCTTCCTTTCAACCTCTCGGACAGCCTTCTTCTTGATAGCTTTGGATTTAGCATTGATTTTCTTCGTCATGAAAATTTATGTAGGCCGGTGTAGGTTCAGACCTACATTCGCCAACATATCCCACGAGCCTACACATCGCGATATCTCGGGGGACGAGGCATTTGATGCTCTGGTCCCACAATGGGTCGCCAGAGTGCATCTTCTCATAACGGGAAACGAAACGCTGAAGGACATCCTCAGCATAGAGGAACAACTCAGTGTTCAAAGCGGCTTGGTTCCGTATAGTAACAATCTTCATCAAGTGCTGTGAGGGCGTCATGCCCTTATCGCGCACCAGGAGGGTAAGCTTCCACTTGTCAGTTCGGACAGGACAAGGGCCATAAAGGCCAACGGAAGGAATCCATTGAAATTTGTAAGACAGAAAGTCGACATCTTCGAACGCCAAGAACTCAGAGGGACACTTAGCACGTATTTGGTACCGTGCCAAGACCTCCTTAAGTGCGGCGGGGGTGAACCCCATTGCTATGGCGGCATCAGTAACACCGATAACCATGTCATCACCATAAATTGCAAGGGCCAAGTAGTCGGACAGCTTGGCAGGTGAAAAACCGGTAATCTCGGCAAAAGCACTAGCAATATACCGCAGAATCATGCGATTGTTCATATGTGTCGTCCATGGGTGGCCGGACGGATTGAAGGACCACATATTAGTCAAGTGGCCTGAAGGGGCGCGCACAAGATAGGAACAAGTTTGATCCACAAACGCATCTAACAACTTTTGATTCTCAGCCGTAATGTAGGGCGACCAGAGTCGAGTTAACTGGCGTACATCATCTAAATTAAAGGTCTTCTCCATACCAGATATGTCGAGAACGATGAATTGCGTAACATCACCACGGCGTTGAAGGACAACCTTTGCGAGGTACGTCCAGTCAACAGATTGGGGAGTGATACCAACCATATATGGTCCTCGCCACATGTGTCGTTTCTGGAATTGGAGAACGGGGCCGAGAAGTTTCTTCCCTAATAACGAAAAATCCACAGGGGAGCTGCAGATCATCCGCTGGTCGTGTTCTTCTATTTTGGTCTGTTTGGGCAGTTCAATCTTAGGGAAGAGACCAAAAATCACAGGGCGCAAGTCAAGCATAAGGGAATGGGCAAGAGCGTCAGCATGAACACAGCATTGTTCCCAACCTAGCTCAGTCTTAGACTGAGCTTGTGCTACCCAAGGGTAGCCAGGGGTTGATTTCATGAACTTGCTGTTGACGTCATAAGCGTACACCCAATCCCAAGATGGGTCAATAGGGACATAACCGATCATCAGTTGGTGCTCGACGATCCTAACTTGCTCCCAACCATATTTCCATAGGGCATCATCGGGAAGTGTACTAATGCCAGGGGCGCAATAGTTCTTTTCCCAAATGAGAGTCTGCTCAGCAGGGGACAGGTACGGCAGACTGTAATCTCCATTATAAATAACACCTAGAGAATCATCAACGAGCATGTCAGAAGCTAGAAATCGGCAGGGGCCGGTGGACATCATGGATATTCTAGTTCTGTCGGTGAATACATGGCTCGTCTCCCGCAGCTCCACTAGGGAGCCGTAGTGAGTGGCGCAGTCGGGGGAGCGACCGATTGCGCCTGCTGCGACAAAAAACGCTGGACTGCTTGAATGGAGATGCCAGTGTTGTACGCAGGGGTGGACTTAACTTTACCTTGATGCATTAGGACTGCTTCACCATTGAAATTCCAGCCAATAAGGCCGGAGTCACCAGGTTCGGTGTGGGCATCATAACGTGCGGTCATGATTTCAGTGGGCGAATCAGTGCCGTCCCAACAAACAGAGGAGCCGGAAATGCTACCCTCATGGTCAATAAAAAAGACAGAGTCAAATTTAGAGGGGGTGAGACAAATCCGCATGGCCTTAAGCGTCTGGCCATTTAAGCTCTTGACAGCGGGGACGCCTTTGACAGGGAGAAGGGCAATGTCGGCATCTTTGGAAAGAATCCATCCTTTGAGGAAGGGATGAGAAGGTTCACTCTTAGTCCACTCTTTCACGACGTGGGCACAAGTGACATACAGGTCACCAACCTTATAAACCATGCCGGAAGCACGGCCGATCGTAACATAAGCCATCTTGGAGACTAGTCCATTGACTTTCTGCTTGGTAAGGGTTGGGTTAACCTTTGCCTCCTTCTTAACCTTAAGAAAACTCTTGGCGACTGCAAACAGGGGGGCTGTGGTCTTGCATTCGAAAGCCTTCTTATCTTCTTCATCAGGACGGACTTCACTACTTGCACCAGGGGCCGGTGCAGAATCGGGAGGGGGGGAAGGGACGGGACGCTCAGAAGCACTTGCAGACGAAGCAAGCACAACTGCGGAAGATTTCTCTTCGGGGATTGTTGATGGGAGCCCTTCTCGTGACTTGCGGAAGTTATCAGACAACTCCTGCGACCATTGAGCACAACTTTCCTTGGCATCAACAACAGTTATCTGCTCCATGGCGGAGCCAACTGATGTTGCTGAGAAAGCTGAAATGGGCATACGCAGGCGTGACTTACCACGAGAATAACGGGCCATCAACCCTAGGGCAAATAGGGCAACTGCAGTCCACTGACCTTTAGGGCCAAGGTAGCCGACGCAGAATTCGCGGAAGCGTGGAAGGTTTTTGCAAACAAAAACCAATTGAGTACCGATAATGTCAGCACCAGCACCCCAGGCACCAAGAGTGGAGCAAGCCAACAACTCATCTAAGAGTTGCATAGCTTCAACACGGGCCTCGGGGTCGATGTAGATACCATCAGACACGTACATTTCGATGATGCTACGGCGGAAGATCCGCCGCACAATACCAACGTAGAGTTTAACCTCCTTGGCAGGAGTTAATTGGGGGTGATCATCAATCACATTAAGGGCACCCAGAGCGAAGAGCATGCGCATCGCGGCAGGCTTAACGGCAGAGAGAGCATAAGAGAGCAAAAACAACTGTACAAGGGAGTATGAAACTCCAACGACAAGTGTAAAGATCCCAGTGCTTTCCATAATTGCACATTTCAGCGACCACGCGACATACAACCACATAGGGGCGCCTGACCCAAACAACTGAGCAAGGCCATGAAAAAATTCAAGTTTAAAGGTGTAACGAAAACCTCTCTTGGTCTTATCAACTTCGAACTGCACAATGTCATCCATGCTGGATTCGAGAAGGGTGAGGAAAGTCATGGCAAATTTAGGCAAAAGGAGAGTAGCACCAGTTGTGTCATTAGCTGTTGAATCAACGACATGATCAAAGTTTGATTGCAAAGCCTCATGGGTAATGAGGCCTTGCCTGCGCGCATCTTTTTCAGCGCGCTCCATCATTTCTTTGTGTTCGTTGATATCAGCTTGACGCATCTCGAGCATTTCTTCCAAATGAGAATTGGCCAGTATATCATCAGCGACGATGGAGCTGAACTTATCCGCAAAGGCGTCAGGGTCACGATTGTTAATCGAGTCCCATAACGCTTGGCGAAGCTCACGAGCATCATCATCATTGAGACCAGCATCATTAATGTGGTCTTTTCCCTCTTCGTAACCCAAGCCATAAAGGGCCTTGGCTGCACGATGCTTACGGGAACGCATCGTGGCATTGATACGGTGTTTCAATCCACGCACACCGCGACGTTTGTTCTTTCCTTTGGTGCTTTTTGAGCCACCATGGGAGGAATTTCCACGGGCTGTGACGTTATCAACTGGGCCATCATCATTGGCCTCAGGCACATAACACTCACCTTCAGGGGGTTCATTGAAGGTGCACAACCTCTTTCGGC